AGTTCTATCTTCGATGTAGAACTTCAAGAAGTAAATCCAAATAGTTCTGTTGCAGAAATAAAAGCTACTGCGGTAGCTGCGGAAATTACGAGTCTAGAATCGCAAAGAGAGTATGTAAAAAGTAACCTAGTAAAGATTATCGAACGTGGTATGACAGCCATGTCTGATCTTAATATTATAGCAAACTCCACAGAAAAATCTAGAGACTTTGAAGTTATGTCTACTCTGATGAAGACATTAGTTGAAACCAATGTAGAATTGCTTAATGTAGAAGTAGCGCACAAACCAAAACTTAATGTACCCGGATCGGCGGGACAAGAAGCAACAACAATTAACAATAATACGGTATTCGTCGGACAAACAAAAGACTTAGCAGCATATCTAAGATCTTCTCAGATTATTGATAATTAATTTTCAATTAAATAATAATATGTTACACACTTTAATTGATGGATAATATGGCTAAGACTCTAAGAGAACGATATTTAGATAATGAAATTCTTTTGATAGGAGAAATTGTAAAAGACCAAGCTACTGGAGAAGATGTAAAAATTCTCGACAGAGGCTCAAACTACATTACAGTTGAATCTGCAAATGGTATTCATAAAAAGTGGATACAAGATGTTATTTCAGAAGAAACTATAGTTAAACAAAACACAGAAGATTTTACTTTACTCGAGTCTGGCCAGATTAAGCTATTTGGGTATGAAACTCAAAACTTCGAGTCAAACCTATCTCAATTTATTCTCGAGCAGTTTAAAGAATTTGATGATCTTTATTCAAAGCACCAAATTATTAAACTGCTCGACAAAGTGCTAACAGAATCTAACATAGAACATCAGTTTGAAACACTAGAAAAAATTTCAAAATTCTATAAAAAACATTCAATCCAAGAACCACTGATCGTCGAAGCGCTAAAAAATAATATCGAACGGCTTCGTCTGGCAGAAATCATTGCTTCAATTGCAGAAATTCAAGTTAAAAATTCACCGTATGAAACGGTAGTTGATGCAGTAAAGGTTCTTCGGAAGAAATATACAGACCCCAAGCAATGGCAAGTATTGTGGCCATTCTTTAGAATGATAGATGCTTCAGGGATCACTGGAATAATCCAGATGCTTCCGTTTAGACAAGAAATTAAAAAACCTCTTGCCTGGTCATCTAAAATGACAGAATCTATTATAGCGGAAATGGAAACTTCAGTTGACGAGCTATTTACTTCCTTTGAAAATAGTGATATAATTAACACATTCTCAGCAGATGAACTTGACGAAGCAATGGAAGTTGTTAGACTTGTCCCTTCAATAAACACTGCAGTACTATCTGATAGAGCAAAGAAATTGGCCGAAACAATTATTAAGAGAAATATGTTTCAAAAATCTCCGGATGAAATGAGTCAAGAAGATAAAGAAATTTTTGATTCTACAATTAACCGTAGAAAACTTTTAGTTGCTCAACTTGCACAAAAGTTACATTCAAAAATCAATGAATTGCAGGCATGAGAAGTTTTTTAGAATATTTAGCCGAAAATACAGAAGTAAAAGGCAACAAACTGAAACACCTTCAGCATCTTGAGGACCTAGCTGTAGATCACGGTGAATCTGGATTCAAGCATGCCACATCTGAATTGGCTCGGGTAAAGAAACACGTTGAATCTGGCAAGGCAAATTCAAGCTTAACTACTAAGCTAGATGGTTGTGTTCATGGTGATACTTTAGTTGTTACAGAAACATGTATTAAAAAAATCTCAGAATTGACAAATGAAGATAAAATAAAGTGCTTCGATATTGATTTAAATGAATATAAGTTTTATGCGAATTCAACACCAGTTTTTGGGCCAGGTATTAAAAAATTCGTAAAAATTAAATTTGATAATGGGAGTGAACTTATATGCACAGAAGATCATCCCATTTTGATTAAAGAATTTGGCCAATATCAATATGTAAATGCAATAGATTGTGAAGGCTTATGTACCGAATAATACCGAAGGGGTACCTAAAATCTAGTTTTATCAAATACTTTCTTTTAGGAGAGTATTTTGTATATAGTAAAGAATAATAAAAATCCTATAAGCTATACATATTGGATTATACACGAAATTGAACCGGGCTACATTATGTATTACCATGGTGTACGAACGGAACGAAAATGCGGAGCAGATATTAGGGATCTTGAGGTTTATCACGGGTCGAGTAATATTGTTAATGCTTTATACAAAACAAATCCAACAAAATTTAAAAAAAGAATAGAAAGAATATTCCCCAATAGGGAATTAGCAGCTTCTCATGAGGAAAGAGTTCATCACAAATGTGATGTAGCTCGTAATCAAAGATTTTATAATTTAAGAAATGGATGTGCAGATAGAGTCAAACCAAAGGGAATAGTTGCAGCAAAAATCGATGGAAAATTTATAGGTCTAAAATCTGAGATATTTTATAAATTAAAAGAACTCGGTGTTGTAACTGGATCTATGGCAGGAACAATTACTTGTATAGATCTTACTACTAATACACAATGTAGAATACCCAGCAAAGATTTTTATAAATATCCAGAAAGATATGTTGGTGCATCTAAAGGGCAATTAGCATATTACAACAAAGAAACAGGGGTTACTATGGGTTTATATAAAAATACAAACCCAACATATCCATGGATCCCTTATACTAAAGAGTTTATTCAATATAGAAAAAAAGATATTTTTGATTTACCTCCTGTGATGTTACAAAAAGATGACCCAAAAGTCATATCAGGTGAGTATGTATTATATTGTGCAGATATGATAACAGTTTATGATAAAGAAAATAATAAACATTTCAATTTGCATAAATCGGATTCTAGAATAGGATCCGATTATCAAACTTCTGCTAGTTCTAAAATTATCAAAGATATGTGTAGAGTTTATGATGAAAATTTTAATATTAGCATAATGAGAAATAAAGACATAGATGACACAAATTATATTAATTCTTTGTATTTCAAGCTAAAACTGATTTCCGGTGGTTCTGTTTCATTAATAAATTATGATCCATCAAAACACAACGTAGCGATAAGAGAAATTAAAGTTTTGGATTTAAAAACAAGATTGATATTAAATATGTTAAATGTAGATAAAAGATTATTGAAATTTAAAGAATATAGAAAGTATGATTCTAGTAAACACGGTGACATTAATTATCTTTACATTACAAAATCTAAAGAATTGCTACAGTCGCCGACTTTAATTTTCGATCTATGTTTGTATGCAAAAAGAATTGAAAAAGAATTATGGTTTCATATTCCTTCAAATAAAATAATAAAACAAATACAAAACGTAATTAAAAAGTACCAATATGAAAATCACATCAGTTGAATTGTTAGAAGAATCTTTCGATCAGTGGGATCTTTCAACACCCACGGATAATTTTGTAATTTCTGCTGGAGACTCTGAAGTTATTATACATAATAGTCCAGCAGTAATTATGGGGCATCACCCAGAGACGGGTAAGTACTTCGTGGCATCAAAATCTGCTTTCAATAAAAATCCAAAGATCAATTATACTCATGCTGACATCGAAAGAAATCACGGTCATGCGCCAGGTCTAGTAGAAAAACTTAAATCTGCTCTAGATCACGGTCACAAGATTCTACCAAAACATGGAGTCTTTCAAGGTGATGTACTTCACTCTGGTTCAGACGTAACTCATGGTAAAACTACTGCCACATTCAAACCAAACACAATTGAATATACTGCTCATGGCGCCGAAGCAGAAAAGGTCAAACAATCTAAATTTGGCGTGGCACTTCATACTGAATATCATGGTAAGACTTTAGATTCGATGTCAGCAGAGCCAATTAAAGATCATTCTAAATTCTCCCAGCACAAAGATGTTTATTCTCCCTCTGTGGCATATAAATCTTCCGGTCAGAAGATGTCAGAGACGAATGAAAGAAAATTTCACGAGCATATGACTGCTGCCAAAGAATCTCATTCAAAAACTAATTATTCTCATATTGAGCCTCACAAAGAGCATATCAATACTTATATCAATCAAACAGTAAGATCTGGTGAAACACCTAATCATGCAGGGTATATACGTCACCTAGAAGCGATTAAAGCTAAAGCCATTAGTTCCGTGAAGACAGATAAAGCTAAATCAGCTAAGGCTGATCTACATCAGTCTACGATCAATCTAGCAAATAGTGTTCATAAGGATTCTATTACTCATGCTCTAAATTCACAACATCATCTCCAAGCAGCAAAAGATCTATTAGTCAAGCACATGGATTCTTCTTTTGAAGGATTAGAAGCAAAAATTAACGGCAAGAAAGTTGGGCCTGAAGGTTATGTATCTAACCATGCAGGTAAAAGCAGTAAACTAGTAAATAGAGCGGAATTCAGCCGTGCAAATTTTCAGAGATAACTTTAGAAATTTTAATAGAAAAGTTATTGTGGTCATTTACCGCAATTTAATTTATAATGAACATTTATGGATTGGGGAAATAAAATGAGATCGTTTTTAAGTTTTAAATATGAAACAAAAGATCTATTAGAGCAAGAAATTATTTTCGAAGACGAACAAGAAGTTCTCACTGAAGCAATTTCATCTAATGATAAAGGTGTTTTACATGAAATTCTCACCGGCAAAGCTTTAAATCATGGAAAGCATATGTCGCCGGAAGCACAAAAGAAGCATGACGAAATCAAGAAAAATATTTCTGACGATGAATATAAAAACCACGAGAAATTAGCACAAGGGACTGCAGAACACATTAGACGGCATTTCGGTTCTGAAATCGATTCAGTTCACTGGTCATCAAAACCCGGTGATATTAAAAGAATTACTGGTGTGCATGAAACTCAGCAAGAAAATTCGTCTGATATTATTTTACGACACAAAAACGGTGCACACATCGGGATTTCATTAAAAGTAACTCAAAAGAAACACGGACATATCCCAGTAGGGAATCCTGGAGCCAAACAAACAGACAAGCAGTTAGGCCTCAATTCTACTGATCACTCCGCTGATGCTCATAAAAAATTGGTAGCAGATCATCCAGTGCTGGCCAGCAAATCTAAACAAGAACAAAAGCAAATGATTAAGGCTTCTCCAGAAATGCGCGCTACTGCTTTAAAGCATTCTAACGAAGCTATAGGTAAAATTAGAGATGAATGGCATACTAAATTGTCTTCAATGAAGACGTCAGATTTAGCTAATCACATTAGAAATAATTTACTTCATGCTAATCAAACCAAAACTGATATGTATAAGGTAACTACTGGGGGATCCGGAGATGATCACTCGGTAGAAGTTGAACATCCGGCAACACATCACGATCTTATTTTAAATGACCATAAGAACATTACCGTTCATAAAGCTGGTAATAATTCAATTGAATTTAAACATGCAGGTAAAACATTTCTTCGACATAGACTTAAACCAGAATCAACTCCTGTAGTAACAGGTCTTAAAGGATCGGCAGAATGAAAACAACAGTTCTTGCGTTTGGGCGTATGTCTCCTGTCAGCAGCGGTCATGCCAAATTAGTGCAAAAAGTCAAAGATGTGGCCAAAGAACACAACGCAGATCATAAGATTGTGCTGTCACATACTCAAGATTCTAAAAAGAATCCTCTGTCAGTTGAAGACAAAGTTCGGTTTGCCAAGCATTACTTCCCCGGAACAAATATAGAAGGTGCTTCTAAAGAACACCCAACTTTTCTTCATCACGCCAAGAAACTATCTGATTCTGGTACGGAACATTTAGTTATGGTTGCCGGCTCTGATCGGGTTGATGAATATCACAAACTTCTTAATAAGTATAACGGTCATCCCGGCAATCATAACTTTAAGAAAATTACAGTAGTTTCTGCTGGCAATAGAGATCCAGATGCCGAGGGTGCAGAGGGTATGTCTGCCTCTAAGCTTCGTGCTCATGCGGTTGCTGGAAATTATAAGGAATTTAAATCTGGTCTGCCTAAGGGTGATGAAAAAGTACACAAAGAAATGTATCATAAAGTTCGTTCGGGTCTGAAATTGGAATGTTTTATTTACAGAGCAAAAACTATGTTATTAGAATATGCTACTAGTAAGCACGAGGCCGCGGCAAGGTCTATCGAAACATTACTAGATAATGATCCAACTAATAAAGATTTGGCTAAATTGGCTATTAAACACCGGCAACGTGCTATAAATGCATCATCTTCTCAGATAGAAAAGAATTATCATTCTGAAAAAATAGCCAAATTAAATAAAGTATTGAATAAGGACTAATAATGCAAATCGAAAAACATATCAGCATAACTCGGGTTCCTAATGGAGCCATTGTCTCTTTCGGCGGCCAAGTATGTCTCACTGTATCTAAGTTGTTTGAAAATGCTTATGCTTGGAGAGCATCTCCGGTATTTGCTAAACTTACTTATGGGGCAAATTCATTTTCAGAGGTACCAAGTTCATATGAAATGTATGAAACAATGGCCGATGCTGTTGCTGGGGGTCTGGTTGCGTTAGATGAGATGAATGCATTTTATGGTGTAGTAGATATTCCAGAAGATAGTACACTCGATGAATCTGCAGAAGAATTTGATGTAGAGAATGAACTACAATCATTGTCCGAATCATTTGTTGTTAGAAAAATTACAGCAACAAGGTCTAACCCAGAACGTACTATGGTTTCTGCGTTTGCAGTTATTCAACGTGCTCGTGAACTTGCAAAAGAGGCAGGTGTTAAACATTCTCAAGATTTTATGAAAGCAGCTCATGCCGATATTATTTCAAGAATGAAAGCAGAATCGGTAGAAGAACATACACAGTATGAAGATGCCGTAGCTGATGCTCTTGCTTATATCAAAGAAGATTGCCGAGCTGAAGCTATGGAAAATTCAGATTCTCTTATCGAAGCACATCAATTATCTCAAGAACTGTTTGAAGACATTGTAGAAGAATATTTGAACGAATTAAGTAATGTTACTTTAGCTTCTTATAAAAAGAAGGCTGGAGAATATGCAAGTGCTGCAGATAAAGCCGCTAGTGTATCATTTAAAGCTGGAGATACAGCATTGGGGCAACGGTGGCAAAACCGTGCAAACAAAAAATTTGGAGGCATTATAAAAGCCACTAATAAACAGTTTGATAATGACGCTAAAAATGAGGAAGTAGAAGAACTTGATGAAGCTCGTTTAGCTCAACCTCTTAAAGGTCATGCCTATCATAAAAAGAGTGAAGCGGAATTGAATTATATTATAAAAGATGCAGGCCAGGCTGCTCATGCAAACAAAGGTGGTTCAGCTGAAGGTAAATATCTGGATCAGATGAATGATGCTGCAACAGTTCTGTATTATAGAAAAAAAGGTGGTAAACAAGTTCATGAAAAACTTGATGAGGCAGCCCTATCCGGTGAAGCATATTGGAAAGCTAAGGAAGCAGAATCAAAAGAAGAATATTTAAAAGCTCAACGCAAAGCTCTTGGCATCGCCGAACCAGTGAAGCGTGGCCGCGGCAAGCCAACACTTATAGACCGTGATTCTCTGCGGACTCGTGCTCATTCTAATATTGAAGCAGGTAAACGTCCAACTGCTGGTTTTGACCGAAATGAAAAGATTCACTTCGTTCGTCATCTTAAGAATCATCCAGATTTTGCAGATCATCATGTGTCTCATGCTGGTCGGCCCACTGGCACTACTAATGCGGCCAAAGAACAAAAAGATTTGACCAAGAAGAAACAAGATACTGCATTCTCTATGTGGGCAGGATTGGGTAAAAGATGATTGATGAACTCAAAGTAGCATTAGCTAACCATATTGAAGCTGCACTTACTGTGCAGGGTTATCATTGGAACGTAACTGGCATCGACTTTAATCAGTATCATTCCTTCTTTGGTGAGATCTATGTAGAATATTTTGACCAGGTAGATCGCCTGGCAGAATATATCCGCATTGTTTCTAAGGCAGAAGAATATGTTAATGCTTCCGTCGATATTGTGAAGATTAATAAGACAATTAAGTCTAAAATTATTGTTGGTTCTAAACCAAAAGAAATGGTTGCTGAGATTTTAGTCTTAAATAATACACTGCTTGAGAACATTAACGGTCTATTCAAATTAGCAACAGAAGCTAATGAACAAGGCCT